AAGATGATGAAGAACAAGAATTAATAGATCCACGTATATTAATGTTAGAAGAAGAATAATGAGTTGGATAAAGAATAGTAAAGAATACATAGAACAATTTTTGCAAAATATAAATATAGATGACTACGATACAGAATTTGAAGAAGAGGAATAATGTACGATAAAAATATATTATGTAACAGATGTAATAAAAACGATAGTGGCATTGTACACTCTGGTACAGACGGCATTTGGTTAGGTTGTTTAGATGAATTACACAAAATATGCTACGATTGTGCAAATGCTAGGGCAAATGATTAGCTTACCAGAAACAAAAGGTGCAAGAGTAGTTAAGTTTATAGAGAAGTTTTGTGTACACGGTGAGGGTGATTTCTTCGGTGAACCATTTAAGTTAGATCAATGGCAACAAGCAATAATTTATGATTTATATGAAGTAAAAGACAATGGCGAAAGAAAATACAGGGAAGCGTTAATAGGATTACCAAAAGGAAATGGTAAAACAGCATTAGCAGCAGCAATAGGTATGTATGAACTTCTTGGATCTGGTGTAACTAGTCCATTAGTGGCCGTTGCTGCTGCAAGTTACGAACAAGCAAACCTTGTGTTTGGAACTATGAAAACTATGTGCGAAGAAAGTATATTTTTACGTGATATGGTTGAAACGTTTGAAAACGAAATACAAGTAAAAAACGCACCGGGTAGAGCATTTAGAGTTGCAGCAAAAGCAGGAACAGCAGACGGTGGTAGAAATAGTTGCTTTATTGCTGATGAGATACACGAGTGGAATAATATTAACTTAGAACGTGTACATTATGTTTTATCAAACAATACAGCTAAACGTAAAGACGGATTAGTGCTAAACATTACAACAGCTGGACACGACTTAGATAGTATGGCAGGTCGTATGTATCAACGTGGATTATTAAAAGAAGCAGGTAAACAAGATGATCCAGAGTTTTATTTTAAATGGATAGGTGCAAAAGATGACGACACACCAACAGATGAAAACATTTGGGAAAAAGTTAACCCAGCAATAACAAATGATTGGTGGCCAATAGAAAACCTAAGACGTAGGCATAAGTCATTACCAATAAACGAGTTTCAACGATACCACCTAAATCAATGGACAAGAACAGAAGAAGAAAGTTGGATAGAAATAGAAAAATGGTTAGCTTGTCAAGATGAACAATTAGAATTAGAACAGGGACTAGATACGTTTGTTGGTGTTGATATGGCATTACGACACGATAGCGTTGCAATAGTGTATGGTCAGAAAGATGATAATGAAGTAATCAATATGCTTTCTAAGATATGGCTACCAAATGATGAAAATTTTATGGATTATCAAGAAATAGAAGCATTTATTGTTTCATTAATGAAAGACTACAAAGTTAAAGAAGTTGCATATGATCCAGCATTTTTTGAACGTTCAGCACAAGTATTGTTAGACCGAGGTGTACCAATGGTAAACTTTCCACAGACGCACTCACGTATGATACCAGCGTGTGGTAACGCTTACGATTTGATTGCAAACACAAAAGTAAGGCACAATGGCGATCCAACATTAACAGACCAAGTAATGAGTGCAGCACAACGAACTACAGATATGGGTTGGCGTTTATCAAAGGGTAGAAGTAAAAGAAAGATTGACGGTGCAATAGCTATGGTTCTAATGCTTGACAGAATAACTGCACCAGAACCGTTAGATGATGAACCAGAAGTATCAATAATTAATTTATGAAATTATACAATGGCGATTGTTTAGAAGTAATGAAAACTATTGAAGATAATACAGTTGATATAACAATAACAAGTCCACCTTATAATTTAGGTAACAAACACCATACAGGAAACAATTATCATCAAGCATATAATGACGATTTACCAGAAAAAGAATATCAAGAACAACAAATTGCTGTTTTAAACGAAATATATAGAATTACAAAAGATACTGGAAGTATTTTTTATAATCATAAGAACAGAATTAAAAATGGTATTCAAACCACACCTTATGAGTGGATTTTAAAAACAAAGTGCATAATAAAGCAAGAATTAGTTTGGTTTAATAGAAGTCAAAATTTTGACAAAATAAGATTTTATCCAATGACAGAAAGAGTTTATTGGTTAGTCAAAAATCCAAAAACAAAATTATATAACGCTATAAATCACCACGATTTATTTGATACTAAAGATTGGAAACCAGTTGGTACAAAAAATAATCATACTAGGGCATATCCAGAAAAACTTGTTGAAGATATTTTATTATGTTTTGAAAATAGCAAAATTGTGTTTGATCCATATATGGGTAGTGGTACAACAGGTGTAGTTGCAAAAAAAATGAATAAAGATTTTATAGGAATAGAGTTAGACAAAGAATATTATAAAATAGCAAAGGAAAGGATAGATGAAAAACTATATAACAACACTAGCTGAAGTAATAGGTGCAGGACTTATAATTTATGGAGTATATACAATTAATGTATCACTTGCGTTTATAATCGCTGGTGCATTTATGATATTAGGAAGTTATTTAACAGTTAGATGAGTTTATTCAAAAGAGAGAACAGGGACGCTTCTTTAGGCAATCTTGTTGATTTATTAGCACTTCGTGAGGGTGGTTTATTTAACGACACAGGTGAAAAAGTAAATGAAATGTCTGCACTTGGTATTTCAACTGTTTACAGTGCAATCTCTTTAATTGCAGACAGTATTGCATTACTTCCAGTAAAAACATTACGTTATGACGGCCACAAAACAATATTTACCGACAAACCAAAATTTTTAGAAAAACCAAACGTATCATTAGATTTATCAATGTTTTCTTTATTACATCAAACAATTACATCTATGGCTATGCACGGTAACGCATTTATATTAGTTGATAAAGATAGACAGGGCAGACCAATACAATTAACACCAATACACCCAGAAAAAGTTAAAGTAGAAATGCAAAACACACAAAAAGTTTATATGTTACAAACAACAAGAGGATCATACGATAGAAAAATAACAAGTAACAATATGCTACATTTTATTTGGTATTCATACCCCGGTCAATTAGTAGGTGTAAGCCCACTACGTACAAATGCAAATACCTATGGTCTTGCATTAGCTATGGAAAGACATATTGCACAATTTTATGGACAGGGTGGTACACCAAGTTCTGTATTAGAAACAGATAGAGATTTAACAGCTGAACAAGCAAATATATTAAAAGAAACTTGGTTAAACAATCATAATAAGAATAGAAAACCAGCTGTTCTCACGGGTGGGCTAAAATGGAAGGCCATTTCAGACGCAGCAGGAAATGAATTAATAGCTGCAAGAGATCAAATTGTACACGAGATAGCAAGAGTATTTAGAATACCAGCACACTTGTTATTAAGTAAAGACAGTTCAAATGTTTATTCAAATTTAGAAAGTAATGGTTTGGCATTTATCAGACATACATTATTACCGTGGATAAGAAGAATAGAGGACGGTTTGAGTACTTTATTACCCGGAAAACAATTTGTTAAGTTGGACACAGATGAATACGCACGTGGCGACCAATTAAGTAGAATTAGGTCATTTCAAGTTGCAATAAGTTCTGGTGTTATGACACCAAATGAAGCAAGGTCAAAAATGGATTTAGAACCTTATGAGGGTGGCGACAAATTCTATATTGGGTTACAAGGTGCGTTAATCGATCCAACGTTAGAACCACAGGGTGTTGACGAACACGATCCAACAAATGAACTATCAAATGATTAGTGAAGCAAAAGCGTTAAACAATAGTACACCAGTAAAAGTTATTGATAGTGTAAATTTTGAACAAGAAGTATATTTACACAACGAACACGGTTCTGCTGTTTACTTAGGTGGTTCTGATGTTACAACATCAACTGGTTTTGAATTAGCAAACAATGGTTCAGTAACTATGAAGATACCACAAGATAATGAATTGTATTGTATTACCGGAAGTGGTACAGGCAATTTACACGTTGTAAGGCCAGACTAATGCCATATTCAATTAGCACAGAAGCAGAAGATTGTAACGGTTTTGCTGTAATTAAAGATGATGATAATTTTATTATGGGTTGCCACGAAACAGAAGAAAAAGCAAAAGACCAGATAACAGCTTTAAATATTGCAGAAGCAGAAAGCAAAAGACAGGCAGACGCAAGTCAAGATATTTATAAAACTAAAGAAGAAGCTGAAGAAAAAGCAAAAGAAATAGGTTGCGTTGGTTCACATACACACGAAATAAATGGGAAAACGTACTATATGCCGTGCAACAATATGAAAGATTACGAAGATATAACTGGTATGAAACACAAAGACGAAGATGATACAAAATTAGTTAGTTATAACAGCGAACAAAGACAAGTAGATAGAACACCACCTAAATTTATGCAAAAAAATGCACAACGTGGTTTAGATAATCTTAATAAGGCAGGGGACGGTTTAGTTGATGAAACAGTAAGACAAGCACGTATTATGGCAAAAGGTGAACAACTTAGCATAGACAAGATTGTAAAAATAGCTGCTTGGCACAAAAGACATCTTAGCGATTTAGATAGAGAAAAATCTAATCCAAATGATCCAGATACTTGGAGAGCTTCAGACGTGGCATTTTTGTTATGGGGTTCTAATCCGTGGACTAATCCAATGGAAGCAGCAGATTGGGCAGATAGAAAGATTGCACAACTTGTTAATGAGGGCGATTTAGAACCAAGACAAAAAGGTAGTGATAGTTCTACACCAGCACCAAAGAAAGATCAAATAAAAGGCAGTAAGAAAAATCCAAAGGGTTCTGCAAGTGGTAAATCTGGTGGCATAGATTTTAGTGAAAGCACAGAAAAATCTATAAGAGGACGTATTGAAAAACACAATGAAGAAGTTGAGGGTATGGCAAGTTGGCGTAGGTTACGTATGGGAACTGCAAAAGCAGTTGTAAGACGTGGTTTTGGTGCATATTCAACAAGTCATAGACCGGGTGTAAGTCGTCAAGCGTGGGGACTTGCAAGACTTCGTGCATTTAGTTATTTACTAAAAAACGATAGACCACAAAACCCAGCTTATAAGAGCGATAACGATCTGCTACCAACAGAACACCCACGATACAGTAAAAAGGAAGAAAAAATGAGTACACAACACTTAGACGTGTTTGA